GTTGAGCGTCGTTACCATTAAGGCCGCGGCGCCCGTATAATACACATTGTGGTACTCGGTCTCGGTGCAGGGGTTGTCACCTGCTTCGGGAACGTACGCCTTTGTGTACGGGTACGGGTTCGCTTGCCATTCCAAGCTTTGTATGACGACTAAGTCCGTGTAGTTCGACATCGAGTTAGAGACTTTAATCACACGCACGGGATTGACCAGGTCAGTGGGGTCGGCGAAGAACCAAATCTCCGCCATGCCGTTGCTGTCCGTGGTCGTCTCGACCGTGGTTGCCGTCTTCCCGGAGAAGCGCCCGTAGCGCGCTACAGCCACCGTGCCTTCACCGACAGCCCTGTTGATAGTCGACCCGCGCACCTCGATCGTAGGATTGAAAATACCTTCGCGGGTGGGCGGGGACCCCCATTGAACGCCGTTAGGCGACGCCGTGTCTCCAAACTGTAAAGCATTTGGGATGCCGTACAGGTGGATTCCTGGCAATGGGAAAGGCTGAGCGGGAACGAACAGTGACTGTAGGAGAGCCACGTGGAACCTGTCCAGGGATGACACAATCAGGGCATCCAAACGAATGGTGTCCTGGCTGGCTTCAGCCCTTGAAAGTCCTTCCTTGGAGATAGTAGTGACTATTCGCTGGTGTACTTTGGGTGGCGGCACTAATGAGTGCGGCTCACTTACTGCGAGGACTTGGGCTGGAGGGTGGCCATTTCTGGCCCTGCTGCTAGCGTCACTCCTCCGCCTAGTAGCTTTAGCGGAAGAGGTAGAAGTTTTTGATGAGGTCCTTCTAGTGACCGGCGTCTTGATTCTGATTCTGCGTGGCATGTCAGTTTCTTTTTGCACCAGGGATGACTGTTGCTGTAGAGGGGCGTCGTCGACCACATGGGCCCAAAGGCAGTCCATGATGGACGGCAGGGCCACGCCCAACCTGGCCGCCATCCGCTCAAGAGAGAGGACGCAGGCAGGAAGGAGCGGAGTACGGTTGACGGGATCCAGCATTTGCGCCACTCGAAAGCCCGAAAGCTCGAGAAGGGCGGAAGACACCTTTTGACGTCTCACCTCTGCGTAGGAGGGATCATTGAGGTCATGGGTAGTCTCAAACTGGAGTCCGGCCAGGACTCGATGTGGGCGGTAGGGAACCAGCACGTGACGTCCCGCCACCTGGATCTCAACACGTGAGAGGTAGGGCGGCAGGACACCAGATGGGTAGGGGACAGGCGAGCCGTCAGCGGAGGTGACCGCGTCGACCTTGGCACCTATCCCAAACAGCTCTTGGTAAGCAGAAGGGATAAGGGCCATGGCGCGCAAGGCCTCGGCAGAGGACACAGCACTTTCAATCCCGTCGTCTCCGGTCATGACGGAACGGATTGCTTCCCGGCCGGCCAGATAGCCATCACGATCAAAGTCCAAAACTTGGGCAAACACCTCAGTGTTCATTACCAAATGATTGACAGTATTCATGAGGCTAGTGAGAAACTGGCCGCTCGGGTTACTACCGTAGGGCATGTAGCAGTCCCCATCAGGAAGCACGACGACGGGTGTCGTCACGCTGTCGAGGATGAACGACAACACAGCCGGGGGTATGGCAACGAACTCACCCAACAACGAGAGGGTAGCGCGGTTGAGTACCGCG